CCCCGGTTATGCGGATACACCGCCTCCACCTTCGTGAGAAGGATTTAAACCCTTTTAATTAAGGGGACTGCAACAGGTCGGCTTGGATCACGTCCGAATACACTTCTGTATCCGGGTACGTAGTCCCGTGGTCGTCCACTATGATCCGCTGGACACGAGCACGCATGCGACTGCCTTTCGGCAATCGCACAGCGTAAACGTCTTCAGACGGACCCGACCCCGCCAGGTAAGCAGGTAGGAGAGCGTCGCCACTAACAGGTCGGTCGTCCCGGGATGGGACGGCTACATAACCGTTAGCGACGAACCCTTCATACCACTGCTTGCCCTTCAGGGTAGCGGCGCGCGGAAGGTAAGTTTTGCATGGTGCCATGGAAAGCAACCAGCAATCACCGTACCCGTCCGGACCCCACTTACGTACCTTCTCGGGGATGAGTGACAGCAGGTACGCACGAACCAGCCTATCGGGGTCGAACCACGGCTTCCTTGTAAGGAAGTTGTGGAACGCCACGATCTTGGCGAAGCTTATGCGACCGCCATCACGCAATCCGCGAAGGAAGTAAGGGCGAACGTCAACGCCTAAACGATAATCACCCCCGCAAGCCTCCCTGAAGGGACCGTCAACGTAAGACTTATCGACGTTCGGAGTCAAACCGAACAGAGGAAAGTAATGCGTGACGGCCCTAGCAAGGGAAGGGTTGCAAGTGATGTCATCCCCATAACATATCGAGTCATCCTCTAGTCCGCAGTAATCGGCAATGCCTCGAACAAGAGCCTTGAAAATCAAGGTCTCGAGCTCGAAAGTAAAACCATTACCCATGGATGAGAATTTTTCTAGTGTTATGAACCTTTTCTTGTAGGACACCATCGGAGTCCTCCAAGCGTGCAAAAGATCCAACCACCCTAAAGGGAGGAGCTCAGCGACAAGTCGCCAGGCTACGGAATCGGATGCGCGGGTCAAATCAATCGTGGCGAAGCTGCCATCGATTGATCCTAACCGCGCTCTCTCTTTTTGCACAGACTGATCCCTTAAGTCGATACCTCCGCGGCTGTACAGCCGACGGCGGATATATATGCCGATGCCCTTCTGAACAAAAGTGTTCAGTAGAGGCTCGATCATAATCGACCGATAAGTCTTAAAGGATTTAGGGACGAATTCAAGAGAACCCACTACGGGGATCGGACGTACGTCCTTTAACCATAGCGGGTAACACTCTCTTAGCTCACCGAACATCGGTAGAGCCGAATTCGAAACTGTCACAGCACTGGACAACTTCCATCGAGCTGTCGTATTCATCTTTTTAGATGTAGCCGACGCGCCGGGTCCGAACCCGCACTCGAGCTCTGACAGAGCCGGCACACCCCCTAACACGCTAGCGCAAAAGCGCTGTGCGCTAAAGAGGATGGCCGACACGTCAGGGCGACACCTGAATTCTACGTCCGCTAGGGCGCGATTTGTCTCGCGACAGTCACGTTCCGATTGGAAGAAGGAATCCAGGGCAACCTGCAGCTTATCGATTCCAGCATCCATATCATCGTTCTTCGAGAAGAGCGAATGAGCCTGGATTAATCTGGTATCAGATGACTGCATATCGAGTGGTGGTAGCCTTGAGTAAGCTGTATACAGTCGGCGCTCGAGAGCGCGGCGACCAGCATCAGCTGCATCAGGAAAACCAAGTAAGGATAGGACATGGAGGACAACCTCCTCTGACTGGCTCCGTTGCCAAAGGTCGTAAAAACCCACTCTCCTCCCACCCGGGTAGGTAGAGCCTTCATAAACGCAGTTTAATGAAGTCATGCAACGTCTCCTTTAGTAAGGCTGCGCCAGATTGTCGACGAGGTCGACAATTTGAGCATCTTTCAGAAGGTTGGACAGCATGATACGGAGGTCTTTACGCTGCTGAGCGGTCCCGCGCGCCGGAAGGATCATGTCTACCACAACAGAGTTGGTGTAGGCGACCTTCGGAGCGGCGGTATACCCCTCAGCATTTTGGCCGGTCACTGTTTCCAGTGCCGGGAGTTCCAGGGTCACACGCACGCGCTGCAAAGACGCAGCAGCGGCCGAGCGGTTGCCCGCCGTAATCCGACCTTGACCTACCAGCGCGAGTGCGCCGATAGATTCGCGGTAAGATGGAACGGGGGTCGCCACGACCGGTGTGAACGTGTGGTTGACAGGAGTAGTTGCGCCGTCGGCGACAACAATGTTGGCAATTTGAGCCATAGGTTATTCACCTTGTAAGTGCTACGCCTAGCGCCATCATATTCGCCAACTTCCCGAGTTTTAAGAAGGGATTCTTTAACTGGGGCGGCGGGATTGACGGGTTGCTAGTAACGGAGCGGTCCAGTTGAACGCGATTCACTCTGCAAGGAATGGATTCTGGCTTAAAGTAGTAACCCGATAAAAGGTTCTGCTTAATGCCGTTCATCTCGCTCCTAAAAAACTGAGTGTTCACGTAGGTTGATGACCGATTGGGCAGAATAGTGTGAAGTTCTAACCAGTCCCCAATGCCGACGAAGTAGTCGACAAGAAAGGAGAAAGGGAGGAGCTCCCACGCTATAAGCAACGGGTTGGTCAAGCCTAGTTGATCGTACACGGACGGCTGATAAGTCGTCTTAAGTATGACCCGCTTGGTGTAGGTCTCAACAATTTTCTCAATGTATTTCCGACCGCCGGATACTGATCCGCCGGTAGGAAGTACGACCTTGAGCGTTTTGTGAGCCCTGATCTTCGTGACTTTAGGTCTCAGAGCACCCTTCTGATAAGCATCAGCGGCTGAGTAAGCATCCCCGATTAGGGGGAGCCAACCCATCTGCAAGCTTAGCCAGGCGGACGCGCTGGTTTTATCGACCTTAAAAGTACGTCCCTTGTCAGCATTCGCCTTGCGGAGAATGGTGACTGCTTTCCCGAACCTCCCCTTACGGACTTCGCGATAGGCAGAGAAGATAGACAAACCAGCAGAAGCCACAGCCTCAGCAGCTTCCGGGAGTTCACCCAGAAATGTGCCGAGATTGAAGTCATGCTGCTTGTACTTACCCATCAGCCTTTTAAGCGCGTCCGTCTGAAGAGAGGACCAGTAAGCAGTGGAACCCGCAGGTGGATCGATACCGAACGTAATTCGGGAACACGGATTCCAGTCAGTACGACTAGACCTGTATTCCCAGATCGGCCTCGATCCAGACACGGAGATCATGCTGTAGGCATTTTCCTGTGACCGTCCATCAGCACCGTTCCAAGACTTAGACAAGTCCGAATACGGTGTGGACCGGTCCCAGCTGCCTGTAGTCATGTTAACCTCCAAAAAAAGTCGATGCGGTCGAAGGACCGCCTAGCCGCTCACGCGGATCGGCG